GCCGCGGTGTTGGCGGTGTAGTCGCGGGTCACCTTGTAGAGCGGCATTGCAGCCACGCCGGCGAAGGTGGAGACCATCGAGCGGTCCATGGTCTTCGTCACGTCGTAGTCGCGCAGGTAGCGGAGGCTGTAGCCGCCCTCGCTCACGGTCTGACCGAAGGCAGCGCCGGCCGGAACCAGCGGGGCGCGTACGGCCAGGGTGAAGGCGTCGCGGTGGAAGGCGACGATCTCGTCGTCGTCAACGCGGGTGGACTCGGCGATGGTGAAGCCGCGGAGCTTGCCGACGTTGCCTTCGCGCAGGGCGTCGGTGGAGCCGGACTTGTCGGCATCGTTGATGGCGTTGGCGTCCAGCAGGGCAGCGTAGACGTTGGTGCCCACGACGACGTTCAGGCCGTTGGAGGGCACGCCGCGCTGGCGGAGGACCTTGCGGATCTCGGTGAAGGTCTTCACCGGGTTCGCTTCGTCCCATGCGATTGCCGTGTTGAGGGAGACGGCGCGCAGTGCCGCGGCGACTTCCTCTTCGACGGCGTCCACGACGGCCTCAACCTGCGGGCGGAGGACCTGCTTGGAGAAGTCCTCGATGTTGAGGGACAGGTCGCCTTCGGACAGGCCCACAGCGTTGTAGATGTGCTCGCCGAGGGTAACCGGGACGGTGGACTCCGACAGGGAGTCGAGCACGATGTTGGTCGTGACGTCGTCGATACCGCGGGAGCGGGCGATCAGCGCGGCGGGAACGCGGACGTTCACGGTGCGGCCCTTGCCGCCGCCGCCCAGGAGGTCGTTCTCGAAGTTGCGGTTGATCAGCGCGCCCAGGAAGGAATCCTGGACAGCCATTGCTACGGCAACGCTGGCGACCTGCTCGGGGGTGTAAAAAGTGTTAGCCATGATGACTAGGTCCTTTCAGGGACGTTACTGGCGGGCCGCTTTTGCGATTGCCGCCGGATCAAAGGGGGTGGTTTCAGCGCCTCCGTGTCCAGGAGTGAGCGCCGGTTCGGGCTTGCCGGGGAGCTCGGCTTCTTCGGCGGGCTTCTGCTCGCCAATTTCAGCCGGAGGCTTCTCGCCGTCTGCCGGTTCTTTTGGCTTGCCGATAGCGGCCAGCCGGTCGGCCTTCGCCGAGATCTCCTCTTCGTTCTCGCCGGTCAGCAGATCGGCAAAATCTTCGAGTGCGGGGTGCTTGCGCAGGACACGCTCCAGGTAGAGAGCTCGCTCGGAGTCCTTGGCTGCCTTCTCGGCGGCCTGGAGGCGCTCCTGGAGCTTCGTGAGATCGTCCTTGCCGTCGTCCTTGCGGGCCTGCCGCTCGGTCTTCAGCGTTCCGTTTTCGGTTTTGAGCTCGGCGAGCTCGGTGCGGAGATTGGTGACCAGCTTCCAGGCACGTTCGGGGTCGAAGTCGTTACCCCAGGGGGTTTCGGGCTTCTCGTCGGCGGGCTTGGGCTGTTCGTTTTCGGTTTCGGCCATTTTCTTGACGTCCTCCTGGGACAGTCGGGCGCTGAGAACCTGCTCAGCGCGATTTACGCCGCCCGGGATGGGCTGGCGGGTTTATTGACGGTTGAGTCCGGGTCTTTCCGGGCTTTTCCGTAGATCGTTCGCCACTCGCTGAGCGAGGGGCTTTCGTTGTCGTCCCACAGCCGGCGCAGGGCGTCCGCTTGGGTGCTCCAGCCCCTGTCGACGTCGGTGCGGTAGACGAGCCGGACGCTGCAGCCGCAGCGGTCGTGTGCGCGGAAGGCGGCGGAGGCCTCGGTCCGGTAAACCGGGCCGCGGGAGATGAGCATCGCGCAGAAGGCGCAGGGATCGCCGTCACTGACGCGGGCCCAGCCTCGTATGTTCTTGTCACGGCGGGCTGCCTCGAGCAGCACTCCCCGCCCGGCGTCGAGCATGATGCGCTTGCCGGCGGCCAGGGTTCCCGCGAGTCCGGCCTGCTTCGCGGCTTCCAGCGAAGCGCCCTTGGCGATTTGCGTTCTGACCACGACAGGACCGGTGACATAGAGGGAAGTCTCGATCGCGTCAAGCTTCATCGGGATCGACGGCACGTCCTTGGTCGCTGCCACTACCGCCGGCGCAGGGAGCGCCTTGATCGTGGCGTGCTGCTGCTTGACCGTCTTGGACGCTGACGAGGAGGTCGCCTTGCCCTTATTCGACGCCGACGACGTTCCTGCCCTGGGGGCAGTCGGTGTCGACGGCGCCGGCAAGACGACTCGGGGAGTCGGTTCCTCCGGGAGCTGCAGGACCGCGTGCGGGAAGCCGGCCGAGGAGGCCACCTTCATGTAGTAGCGCCGTGCCAGGACATCCGACGCGGCCCGCCCCCGCCCGAGCACGACCGCCGCAGCCGCCAGATAGACGGGGAAGGTCGCGTCGAGCCGGAGCGGGTCGATCGTGCGCCGCCAGACCTCCGCCAGGATTTTCATCGTGGCGGCGGTCAGCTTCACCTGCTCGATCCGGTGCTGGTCAGCGAGGCGGTAGCCGTCGACCAGGGTGTAGTCGGTGGCCATTACGCCGCCTCGGTACCGTCAGTGATCGCGGTGGGCGCCGTCTGGCGGTTTATGTCACCAACCAGTGCGCTGAGCACGTCAGTCGACTCACGGAGCGTCTTCCAGTGGAGGACGTCCTGGTCCGTGACGCCGGGGATCTTCTCCCACAGCGCCTCGACGGGCACCTGTAGCATCTGGGCGATCTTGCCGAGGGCGTCCACTGTCTGGGACATGGAACGGGCCTCGGTGTCGCGCCAGCGGACCTGAGCGGACGTGTCGACGGCGGAGGCCGCGTCTCCGGCCGCGAGGGCTGCCAGGCGGAAGCCTGATTCCCAGGCCTCGCCGAAGAGCGTCTCGTACTCGCCCATCTTCCGCTGCGTGCTCGCTTCCATCTGCGCCAGTGCGTCGGCGGAGAGGTTGACGAGGTCACCGGTGAGGATGTTGGGCGAGATCTGGGCTACAGCTGCCAGGGTCCGAACGGTGGATTCGTACATCTGCAGGTGACCGGAGAGTTCCGTCTGGGCGAAGTCGCCGAAGCGGGCTGTCGCGTCATCGGCAACCCAGAGGCGGTCAACCGCTGCCTGGAAGGGCTCCACGGCGTTGCCTTCGTCGTCCTCGGGGATGGCCAGACCGGTTGCCCAGCGCTGGCGGAAGGAGGCGTACTGCAGGGCGATCAGGGTGGAGAAGACGATCTCGTTGACGCGGTTCTGGAGGGTGATGTGCGGCCGGATGATACCGACTGCCTCGCCGTCCAGGCGGTCGCGGAAGCGGACGAAGGGCGTGACGCCCAGTCCGTGGTCGTCCGAGCGGGAAAGGACCCAGTTGGTGCCGTCCTTGGGCCGGGCGAACGTGTGGACGCTCGTCCGGTCGAAGATCTCGATGAGCGAGGTCCCGTCGACGGTCGTGCCCTTCCGGCGGAGTGCGATCTCGGGGAACTCATCGTCGTCGTCGCGGTACCAGGCGGCGGAGCGTAGCGGATCCAGCGGACGCCAGTACGGCACTCGGCGGCTCTGTATGGTCCCAGGGAGGATCAGGGCATAGCTGGTGCCGTAGTCCAGGGCGCCGCGGTGTGCGACGCTCTGGCGGGCGTCCAGGCCGTTCTCCTGCCAATACGTCCAGGGGGTGGCGTTGTCTGCGGCGTTCGCCGGACGGTAGCCGTCCACGAAGAGGCCCTTGGCGTAGGTATCGGACAGCAGCGGAGTCCAGTTTGTGATGGACTGCAGGGCGAGGTGCTTGTATTCAGCCTTCGCGCCTCGCGGCATGTAGGGCATGTCGTGGTCGCCGGCGAGATAGCGACGGACTTTGCCGAGGCGGCCGTCCCGCTGGAGATCGGTTGAGAGTTCGTCGTTCAGGCGAGCGGCGAGCTTAGCGTCAATTGCCAAGGGAGCCCTCCTTTCTGGCGTAGTGGATTAGAAGCCGACGAGTCGGCCGGGAGCGCGGCGGTGTTTCTTGAGCCCGCCGTCGGCCAGAACGCGGGCACGGGCCATGCGGGCGAGGACCAGGGCAGCCACTGCGTCGACCTTGCGGGGCGACTCGCGGGTTTCCTTGCCGAAATAGACGCCCCAGCGGTTAATGCGCCGACGGGCGTTCAGCATGTGCCGGGTGAGGATCTCTTCGGCGTTGACGTCGGCGTGGCCGATGCCGGCGATGAGCTTGTGCGCGCGCCAGGGAAGCTCGCCGTCCGTGATGGCCCGGTGAAGGGCTTCCACGGAGCGGGTCGTTTCCATCTGGTGCCCGCGCATGTCCCAGCCGATGGCGTGGCGTGTGGTGGCCTTGACGAGCAGCTGCTCGCCGTAGGCGTCCCGCCATGCGTCCACGTCGGTCTCCCAGTAGGCGACGTCGCTGAAGAACGCGACGACCTCCAGGGTGGCGAAGGCGTGGTCGATGGCGTCTCGGACCTGATCCTTCGGAACGGCCCAGCCTTGCCCCTTCGGGCCTTCGGGCTTTTCCCAGATCGCCAGCAGGAACGTCGCGCCGTCGTCGACGCGGCACGCCACGAGGGCGGTCGAGTCATCGGTCAGCGAGCCGTCGAAGCCGAGCGTGACCATGTCGCCCTTCTTCCTGGCTCCGACTTCGGAGTGCAGGAGCGGGGCGAGGTCGTCGCGCTTGTTCTTCATCCACTCGGGCGGCGAGATCCAGGCGTCAGCAGCAGCAACGATCTGGTTCAGGTAGAAGCGGCGGGCTTCCTCGGGCGGTGTGCCGGGGTCGTAGACCTCAGCCTTGATGCGCTCGAGGTCGACCCAGGTCGCGTCGCCGTAGGCTGCCTTCAGGCCGGCCATGACCTGCGCCTCGTCGGCGAGGTCGATGTCTGCCGGCGCCTCGCGGGTGTCGTAGAGCAGACCCGTGGAGGTTGTCCGGCCTTCGACCATGGCACGCCAGGCGAGGTAGGACGCTTCGGCGACCGAGTCCATGCCGGGCTCGTGCGCGTTCGTCGTCTCGACCACGCGGGCAGCGCCGTCGCGGGACTTGGCGAGGTTACGCCGGACCACGGCCGCGAGCTTGTAGCCACCGTTGGACATCGTCCAGTGATGCGTCTCATCCATGATCGCGAAAGAGGGCCTGGCGCCTTCCTGGGAGGACGAACTGGCCGTGATCGGGACGATCTTGCCGTTCGGCGTCAGGAGGCGGGTCATGCCAACGTCCAGGCCGTAGTCGTCGACCAGGGCCGAGTCCTCGCACATGGCGCGGATGGCGTCGAACGTGTTCTGGGTCTGGGTTTCGGACACGCCGGCAATGACGATCCAGGGCTTGGGGTGCTGGAGGCCAATCGGCTCGTCGTCATCGTCCCAGCCACCGAAGCGGACGGGCCCGCACAGCTCAGCGAGGGCGAGTGCGCCGAGGAAGGGCGACTTGCCCCAGCCTTTAGCGCGGCGCAGGACCGAACGGCGGTTGATGAACCGGCCCTCGGCGTCGATCGAGTAGAAGTGCAGGATGAAGTTGACCTGCTCGCGCGTGAAGATGTACGGCGAGCCGGCTTCGTCACCGTCGGGCTGGAGCAGGTAGCTCTCGCACCACTCGATGATGCCCCAGCCCAGTGTTTTGACTGAGCCGTCGAGGGGGAAGTCCTCGAGAGAGGTGATGGCGGTGACCACGGCGACAAGAGGCGCGATTGGCTCGTCCATCCAGGCGTCCGGGTCTTCCCAGGGCTCCTTCACTTCTTATCTCCGCCCTTGAGACGGGCCGTGACGGATGCGCGGGAGCTGACGGAGCGCAGTTCGGTGACTGTGGCGTCGGGTCCCTCGGCTTCGATGTGGATTTTGGCTCGCTGACGGTCAACGACGGTGGCGCCGAGGCGCTCTTCGATCAATCGGAGCTCGGAGACGGCTTGAGCGGAGACCTTGAGGGACGTCATGACGCCGTCCTGGAGCCTTGCGGCCCGTCGGAGGGTCTGCCAGTCGGTTGCCTCGAACAGCTGGGCCTGTGGGGCGGCCCGCCAGGTCTCCCACCACTCAACAGTGGCCGGGTGGGGCTCAGGGATGACGTCGTAGGGGAAATCAGGGCCGCGAACGACGCCGTCGCGGGTCAGATGGACGGCATCTCCTTGGCGGCGGCGCGTATCGCGCTCTCGCTGGTGGTTGGCTTGGGGTGCTGGGCCTCTACCGGCCATGGCGTCCTCCTTTCGGGCGGCGTTGTTTTGCGGCTTGGGGCTACCTTTGTTGCATGGGGTGAAACCCTCAGACTCGCGCGCACCGCGAGGCGCT